CTCGTGCGTAGATCTGCGGCAGTCTGCGGGTGATCGTGCTCCGCGCCATGTCCAGCTCCACCGCGACGTCAATTTGCGGTGTCTTGTCCATGACATAGCGCCGGACGATCTCCGCGTCCTGCTCACTGTAACCTGCCTGTGCTATGATCTGCTCCCACTCGCCTTGCAGCAGGCCGGTCAAGTCGTCCGGAATCCGCACCCTCGCGCTGATCGTCACCACCTCCAATCCGGGTGGCGCGGCACGCTGGGCTTTACTGCTTATGATTCAGAATGGGAATGTTCCCCTTATTCGACACATCCAGATCGAGCGCCTTTGCGATGTCCCGAATTTTGATATAATTCGTGCCGCCCTTCAAAATCCGTTCGACCTCGATCTCTTTTCCGTCAATGATCATCTTGCATTTACTCACCATTTCGATTCTCTCCTTTACCATGTTCCTGAATCTGACAATGCCCTGCGGATCGTCCACCCAGTATTTCGGGCAGAGCTTCCCGGTCACGTCGTAGTGCCGGATGATATGATCAACCGGGATGTTATACTTTTCGCAGAGCATCGCGGCCAGATCGGCCGCATTGTCAATCGTCTTGGCCGTTGCCATGACCTTCCCGTCGCGCTTCGCATCGCACATCTCGATCCCGATGGAATTGTAGTTCCGGCAGAATGGGTGCGTGTAGTGATACGCGCCGCAGTGGAAGGCTACATAGTCCTCCGGCACGGAGATCGTGATGGAATCATCATCTACGAAAAAGTGGGCGCTTGCCACAGGATTGAGCGGCTTCTGGAAGTACTTGCCGTTGCTGGTGTCAGAATCCCCGTCGTTGGCCGTGTAGTGCATGACCAGCCACTCAATGGGCCCGCCGCGTTTCGTGCCGTAGTTGCCCCGATGGGCCAGCATCGTTTTAATTGGTACCATCACTATCACCCTTCGCATCCATCGCGTCCTGCGCCTTCTGGCTCTGCGTGCCGAAATAGAACGTGATGACCATCAGGAAGATCGTCAGAAAATCCTTGCCCGTGATGTCGCCCCGGAGCGCCAGCACCGTAAACACCACCGTAAGCAGCAGCGTCACAAGGCTCTTGACGCTCAGCAGATTCGAAAGCCGTTTCATAATTTTGTCCATGTTATGTACTCCCTTCATTATGCTTTTTTCGTCGCTTTGTTCCAAATTTTCATAGCACCGCGTTTTGTGTATTTTGCCTCATGGTTTTTCGCGGCAATGTAGCCACAATGTGCGCATTGGTACACCAAGAGATCTTTATTGTCTCCGACATATTTCAGTTCTGGAAAATGCCCGCATAACGGGCACGCGTTCAGTTCGTTCATATCGTTTTTACTCCTTTCAGTCCTTTAGCACGATCTCCAAAAACCGTGCCTTTTCCTCTGCCGTATACGTTTCCGGTAAACTCTTGATGTACTTGATCGCATACTTGCTTCTGTTCTCGTTCTTGGCCTTCCACAGGTAAAACATCCCAATCGCCGTCGCAAATCCGATGACTGCCAACGTGACCTCCACACTCAGCACGCCGAGCACATTCAGGGCAATGCAAACGATACTTGCCGCCGCGCTGCCAATAAGCAGCTTCTTCGAAGTCTCCATCACACGATCCCCGCATGAGCCAGCGCAAAGCCGACCAGCGCCCCAACAATGGCCGTCACGGTCGCCTTTACCAGCGCCTCCCATTTCCCGCCCGGAATGGCCTTGAGGCTCTTGACGTCGTCCTTGATTTCGCTGATATTGGCCTCAATCGTCTCCTGCTTCGTTGCCAGCACCTCAACCGACGTCGCCAGCGTGTGCAGCGCCCGGTTGTCCTCCTCTAGGTCGTTGATGCGGTGCGTGTTGCTCTTGCTGCGGGCCTCGATTTCGGCGATCTTTGCCTGAATTCCATCGTCCATCTCTTTTCTCCTTTATACTTCGGTAAAATACAGCCCCACCAGCTCATGAGGCAAAAACTGCAACGTCACCTTGCCGCCCGGCTGCTCGCCCGTCCGTTCGCAGAGGTAGAGCTTGCCGTCCTCCGGGTCTGTGTAGTAGAGTCCGTAGGTGTACTCCATGCCCTTCGCGGCGGGGATGGGGTCGTCCTGTGTGCCCGCGTGGGTCTCGTCGATGACGGTAAACAGCGCCGGGACTTTGTCCGGCTCCCAGCCGGTCTGCGTCGTGTGGGCCTGTGTCACGCGATAGAGCCTGTCTGCATAGACCAGCCGGTCGTTGACCTCCACGGACATTCCTGCCGCCCAGCGGTCATACAGCTCCTTTGCCTTCACGGCGTCCGCATCCGTCAGGCTGGCCGAAGCCTTGACGATATAGGGGCGCAATGCTCTAGCTCTTTCTGTGTAGGTCATCGTCATTTCGCCTCCCCAAGTAAAATTTTCGCCGCCAGTTCCGCGTCGGCCTTCTCCGCTCGTAGCGTTTCCGTCTCTGTCGGCTTGCCCATCATGACAGTCACCGTGCCGTCCCGGTTGTCCGTGATGCTCCCGGCGACCGAATAATCCGAGTTGTCAAAGGTCTGCGTCTCGGTCTTCGTTTCGCCCGTAGGCTGGCCCTTGTCATCAAAAACCGGATAGGTGTTGATCTGCTTGATGCCCCACGCGAGGCCGTCCACAAACAGGCTCACCGCCGTCTCGTGCGTCATTTTCAGCGTGATAGCCTTCGTGTCGCGCCTGTCCCATTTGGGATTCTGCAATACCCCGCTGATCTCAGCCGGGTATTCCACCTCATGAATAATAACCGATGTACTCATTTGCTCATCTCCTTCAATTTATTATGCCGTAATCGTTCCGTCATCAGAAACCAGCGTATCAGACGGAAGAATCAAAGCGGGGCGGACGCCGAACGAGTCGTATGCGTTGTTGCCGTAGCCGGAGCCGCCGTTGGAGTAGACGTACCCCACGTAGCTGACGCTGTTGGTGTACGGGGAACGGAGACACCAGCTGGTGGCCGAGCCGTTGTAGTTTGCAATGCGCTTGGAGTTTCCGGCCGAACTTGCGGTGAAGTAGTCCAGTTTGGCACCGTCCTGCGGGAAATACTGGATGTCACTGGTCGTAAAGCCAACTTCGTAGCCGGATAACAGGAATGCCTTCACAGATAGGCCGTTCGCTCCAGACGCGACCGCGGAGCCACCTGCGCCGTTGACATACGGAATCTTTACCTGCTTGATAGCATCCTGAATGTTGCTCTCAAACAGGCTAAGAAACGTGCTGTTCAGATAACTGTTGATAGTCGATGCTTTGTAGTTGTTGATGCCAGCGCTGTCCCACGGACGGTTCTCATAAATGTCCTTCATCAACAACCATGCGCCATTGCAAGAGTCATCATACATCGTGCCTGGCAATCCCTGATGAACAATCAAGAAATCTCGCAACGTACCATTTACTGCAATTTTCACAGTGTTTCCCACCGGAAGCTCCGAAATTGGCGTCCCACTCAAAAGCGAAACGTCATACCCCGTCCCACCTATCAGCGTCCGCCCCTTCTTGATAGCATAGGCCGTGCCGCCAATGAGCGTTTTCCCGCCCTTGAGGTCATAGCCTGTTCCGTTGATTTCTGCCTTTTGACCCATATCCTCACCGCCTTAACCATATTGCCACGCAATACAGCCGTTGACACTCGGCGTTGTTTCTGTCGAAAACAGAGCCTCACCCCGCGCCATATACGTCGTGTACTTCGTGTCCGACGCATTGACATTCGTCGTGCGGTTCAAACGGCTGTTGATCGATACGTTGTCCACATTCCCGAGGCCAACGTCCGACTTTGTCACCGTCTGCTTTGGATGCACATGATCCCCTCTGGCATACGCGCTTTCCGAACCAGCCGATGCTGTCCCCGGCGCCTCCGGGGTGGTGTTGGAGGGTTGCGGTTTACTGCTCCATGCGACCTTGTTGTTCTGAACGTCAGACACCGCCTGATCGATCTCTGCGCCGGTGTGCGCACTGTTGTACTGGTCTGCCATAAAATCACTCCTTCATGCAGAGAAATTCTTTACCGTCTGCCGTCAGCATGGTCTTGGTCGTGCCGGACGGCACAAAACCATAGTTGTCGTTCCAACTTCCATCCGCGCCCTGTGCGTAGAGGGAGATTCGATATTCTCCGTCACCGCTCAAGAGAAAATCGTCGTAGACCTCAAAGGTTCGCTCCGTCCCCGCCGGGGTCTGGGAAAAGGACGCAATGAGCGCTCCTTTGCCTCGCCCCCAGTCCTCGCCGGTTTTCGTCGCGCGGCATTCAAAGGCCGTGTAGGCGATGTCCGACGAGAACTTGACGGTGATGGAATCGTACCCGGAGACTGCCGAAATCTTATTCCCAGTGATGGTGAACGTCAGTCCCGGCGCGGCCATTATGCCACGCTCCAAGTCCCGGCGGCGTTCTTCACAAAGACCTTGATGATCTTTGTGCCGTCGCCGGAGGATGCCGTCGCAAGATCAGCGCCCTTGATGGTGACATTGATCGCCGTGGCCTTTTTGTAGCCGCCAGCCGTGCCGCTGGTGTTGCTGGAACCGCCAGTGGTTGGAATCTGCGTACCAGCGTCGTGGAGGCTGCTGGTGCTCGGCACGACACGCACAGTGTACTCCTCAAAGTCCACATCGGACGTGAAGGAGAATGCGCAGGTGTCGAAGCCGGAGACTTTGGAGATCCTGGTCTTATCGGGACCAGTGATTGTGATCACCGGAACTGCCGTATTGACCGTGATAGACGCTGTGACCGCAGCCGTTTCGTTGCCGACGTCATCCCGCACCTTGATATGCACGGTTTTCAGTCCATCGCCTTCCGTCAGAACGATAGACTTGCTGGCCGCAAAGGTCTCCCACGATGCGTCCTCTTCCGTTGCCGCCGCCTTGATGCCCCAGAGCTTCATCTGGTAGCCGGTCTTGGTTTCATCCGTCAGCGTGATCGTTGCGGTGACGGTGTTGCTGGTTGCATACGTCGCGCCGCTGTTGAGCTTCAGTGTCAACCCAGACGGTGCAAGCGTATCAAGAATTAGATTGAAAAAACTTGCCATAGGTTATGCCCCTTTCTTTTCGCTCAGTTCGATGTATAAATATCCGCCCGGGCGGGTATAGATGGGTTCTTCGCCGATGCAGGCATTCTTGATGCCCATCTCACCGACAAACAACTCCTTGAGCTGCTCTTCTCCGACTGTGATCATTCCGTCACCCCCGAATCAGATACAGTGTCTTCGCGTCCTTGACGGCCAGCGCGTCATATTCCGCCCGGTCGAGGACTACAATGGTGTTGATCTGCGCGGATGAGACGTTGCCGCCGCCACTGCCGCCGGGTGACACCCGCAAGGGCGGCAGGCTGAATTGGATGCTCGGCTTCCCGCCGATGTCAAAGTGGATCATCACAGCACCACCTTACTGATGGAATCGCTCACGCGGATGCCCTCAATGCTGGTGCCGATGACCACCGGCTCCGCGCCGGTGAATTTGACGCGGATCTGAACGGCCTGAGAGGCGGATTTGAACTGGAAGGTTTCCTCCTGCGTCAGAGGGAACAGGAAGTTTCCGTCCGTGTCCGTCGTGACCTCTCCGGGGTAGATTTTGCGCAGCTTCCCAACGATGAACTCGATCATCTCAATCTTGGATAGGTCGAGCGGAGCGCCGTCCTGCGTCCCAGTAAATGCAATGGCGTACTGGTCGCCTTGCATGATTTTTAGGCTCATTCTTCCGCCTCCAATTCGATTAGGCCTCTCAGGAGGCACAAGTCCTGATAACTGAGCTTCACATTCTCATCAACGGGGATCTTGACAGGCTCGGTCTCGTCCGCGACCTCAACGTCGATGACTTCCTGCATCTTCTTCCGGTACTCGTCGATTTTGTCATCATCGACGCGCCATCCCGTATCGATCTCGTGGCCCATCGACTTCACAAGATGGGCCTGACGCTCGTTGTAAAACGTCAGAACATGGTCGAGCGAGTCCATGAGCTTGCTGACCTTGTAAAGCGTTCTCGGCCTCATGTCTGCCGCCGCGACCTTACGCAACGCTGGCATAGCCGAAACGATATTCCCGATTTTCATATTCCACCTCCTATGGGCGCAGATATTGGATTATCTTATTGATGGCGCTTTTCATGCTATATTCGTGGTTCGCGAATTTTGTGGCTCGAATCGCCTCACCTTTTTTGGGCTCGACGTTTTGATCGTATGGCTCTGCTCCATCCAGCCCAAGTACACACAGCAACGTGCGCCAAAGATTGCTCCACAAAAGACGGATATCTCTATAAGTTATCACATCGCCTGGGGAAACATCAGGGAGCGTACTACTCGACCACCATATCCTTCCCAAATCGCCATTAAGCAAATCTACAACTTTTTTTATTGCGCTCGCTTTCAAATTTGATGGAAGTTCGCCTTCCTTTATCTTTGCTGCATCATCGTCTGTCCAGCTAAAATCAGCGACATATTTCCTGTTCACAAAATACAATGTAATTTTCCCATCGTCAGGGAAAGCGAATGTATCTGGGCCAAAGTGAGTCCACGGAATGCCGGATATTGTTGCTCTGCAATTTTGCAACGCATACGTTGTCCCATACGTTTTATAGGCCAGTGTTTCAGCGGGAACAATACTAGAACCCGATATTTCCTCTGTCAGCGTGTGAGTTTCGCTCCGCAGATATTTGTTTGTGTCGTTATCGTATATGTAAATCCAGACAGTCTCTTCTAATGTAGCCATAAGATCACCCAAATACCGCCACGCCGATGGGGCTGTTTACACCATTTACTGTTTTGAATACGCCAGAGTCCGTAACATATAGCGAATTCTGCCCAGCCGTCATACGGACGCCCTTCTCTGTAACGATAATGTAATGGCCACCGAGGTCTAAGTTTGTACGTCCGCCATAGGCCATAACGATACCGTTCGTAGAAGAAACGCCATTGTTGCCGCTGCCCATGCCGATATAGCCGTAATCCGTTTGGCCTGTTGAATCCATCACGTGGAAATAGCCGCCTCTCAAGCCAATCTCGTTCGCTTCAATGTAGGGGGATTGCACCTTCGTGAAATCAATATAGGTCGCCTGAATGTACTCCGGGACGTTGCTGCTCTCGATTTTGGTCTGTAAGTCCGCGCTCAGATCGCCAAACGTAATCGCGCCGGTCAGGTTGAGATTGTCCGCCGTGATCGTGCCGACCTTTACCAATCCGGTAATCGAGACGCCATCTTTTGAGAGCGTGATGTTTGCGCCGTTTTCAGCGGTCGTGTAAGATAGCGTCAGCCCGTTCAGATTGATGTCAACCAGGGCCTGAGCCTGGTCTCCATCGATCTTTCCGGAGACTTCAAGCGCGATCTGCTCCATGCTCTTGCGGATCTCAGAGAAAGATCTCGCGTTCATCCGTTCTTCCCTCGTCCGCGCTTGATACGGATATTCGTGATTGACCTCCGTTTCGATTGGAGCCTCAATATCTGCGCTCATAGAGACGCCCACTGTAAAGGCCGCAGAGGCCATAATAGAGGCGTTTCCATTGGGCTTGACGCTGTCCCCCAATTCAAGTGCTGGGTTGAAGAACGCCGTTCCAGCACTGTACGGAAGGTATTTTACGCCGTTCAGAACGCCACGGACGTAATTACAAATCTCCTGTGTTGCGTAAATGCAATCTGCTTGGATCTCGTATCCACTATCCCCAGCGGAATACTGAGTGTTCGAATCCGGGTAGAGCGTTACTTTGCCGATGGTGGCTGTATCTCCGAGAATGTCGCAGCTCATGACCGGCACGTCGTCCGAGTTCGTCGGAGAGGCAAGACGGATAAGTCGGAGCTTTCCTCCTTCGGTAATAACGAAGTTGCCGCCGGATGCCGCCGCGATGCCGCAGAGGACTTCACGCATTGTGTAGACCTCTGTCGGAGAATCCACCGTGTAGGGCGCGATCTGGCTTCTGGAATCCAACTCGACGCCCATCTTTCTGCAGATATAATTCACCGCAGCCGACATCACCATCGGATATGTTCCGGAGTTGTCGATGTAATCCTGCTCGGCTTTCAGCATCGCGTCGTATGCCGTAATGGTCATCCATCCATAAGCATCCGTGGAGCGCGTATCGATGTAGAACGTGCCGAACGGGAGCCAGTCTGTGGCCACATCACCGTAATCCTTCAGCCGGATATAGCACTTGATCTCCGCGGCTGTTGGGATCGTACCGTTTGGTTCGAAGACCATATCCAGCATCGCCGAAGTAGCCTGTCCGATGGTCAGCTTATCCATCATGGATTTGGTGATCCGCGCAGATTTGATCTCGCCGTATGTATAGGTTTTTCCGTTTATGACCGCCTTGAAGTCAACCTGATAGTCGCCCGCAAGGATGTCATTCCATTTTGCCGGAACTGTCTGCATTGCATCACCTACTTTTCAATGAGGGGAAATGTGATACCGTCCCAATACTCCTGCCCGTTCTCTCTTTTGATAAGAAACGAGGCCGGGTTGTTGTTGGAATACATGGTTTTTGTCGTAACCGCCCCAAGCTGCGGGTCGTAATACTGCACAGTCACGAACACCGGCATAATAGCTGTGAGGACAGTAGCCGCTTCGGGACCTAGCAGAGGGCGGCAGGTAATGTCTAAGCGAACCTTCGTTGCCACTCTGTTTCTCTGCATAGCTCCATCAAGGGTTCGCCCTGCATCAGAGGATTCCACATCATTCCTCTGCCACTTGAAGCCCTGAAAAGCGATATAAGGGGCGATGTCTACGCCGCCGATTTTTACAGTCATAGCTCGCCTCCTTACACGTTCGCCGTAGCGATCCCGTACATCCGGTTTCTGCGGTTCTGGCTCGAAGTAATTTCCTTTCCGTCCAGATAAATCTTCTGCGGCCTATCCGCGATATTTCCCATAACCGAAGCAACCGCTCTAGCCACACCAGCAGATACCGCCTCAACGATCTGGTCATTGTTCGCGACTGCTGTTCGGCCTCCGATTGTACCGACCATTTCAGGCCCACTCTCTCGTGCGGCAAACAATTCGCCGGAGGAAACAAAACCGCCGTTTGCTTTCAAGGAGACTTTCCCGAAACTGCCAGATCGGCCAGAGCCGCCGCCACCAGATACAGAGACGCTTTTTGCCCCAGAGAAAATGTTGTTGATCTTATTCTTCCAGTTGTCGATAATTGGCTGAACGCTCGTGTTCCACCAGTTTGAAATAGCAGCCCAAGCATTTTTGATTGGGGTAAAGATACTGTTCCAGTCCGGGTCTCTGCTCTGCGCAAGCGAGGCCCCACCTTCAATGAGCATCCCAAGCCCGAGAGGAATTCCGACGCCGGTAAAGCACAGCAAAACGCCGAGCGCGACCATGCCGGAGCTTTTAGCAATTTTCTTGACGTCTTCAAAGACTTCCTTTGCTTTTGTAGACACATTGTCCCAAACCGGGGTCCTCTTTTCAGCGAGAGACTTTGCGCCCTCTTCAATGAGGCCGATGCCAAGCGGCAATCCAATGACCGTACAGCAAAGGAGAACGCCAAGCGCAAGATACCCAACACTGACAATTACGCGTTTAGCCTTTTCAAGGGCCTGTTTGCACAACTGGCTGATAGAGTCCCAGTTCGCAACGACTGTTGCAGCCAATCCAGCCGCACCAACGATCATAAGCCCAATCCCAAGAGGAACATTCGCGCCCGAGAATGTCAGGACTGCGCCGAGCGCGAGAAATGCAGTAGACACAGCTGCGGTGATAATTCCGAGAGTCCCTTGAAGGGACTTCTTCAGACGGTTCCAGTCCAGCTTCGCAGCCGTTCCGAGAATTGCTGCACCTGTAAGCATGAGGCCAATTCCGAGCGGAATATTGGCGCCAGAGAAAGCAAGAATCGCACCGATTGCAAATACCGCTCCGCCTACGATCAGCATGATCTTCATAATGGAGTCTTTGACCTCTTCACTCAAAGAACCCCATTTTGCTGCAATCTCTTTTGCGAAAAGAACGCCGCCAAGAACCATCATACCGAGGCCGAGGGGGATATTCGCGCCGGAAAATGCCAGAATTGCGCCGATAACAAACAGGCCAAGCGCGGTTGTCAAAATTCCGATTGCCGAGGTCAAAAATTCCTTGATCTTATCAATAGTTTTCTTTGTCCATTCAGCAATTTTCTTGACCTTATCGCTGACCTGTGCCTCTTCAAACATGTTACTGTAATCGACACCAGAAGCGCCGCCACCTCCGCCAGAGTTTTTATCGTTTAAGCGGTTGATCTCATCGAAGCCGAGAAGCGTTTTCTGAAGTTCCTTTGCTGCGCCGGATGCCGTGTTGAGGCTCTTAGCGTAATCCACAGAGTTTTTCTTGGCTTTTGTGAATGTGCCTTTCCCCTGTAGTGCTTGGAAGAACATATTGATTGCATTTGCAGCGGTGATAAACGCGCTTGCAATCGTATTGATTAGGGGGAGAAGTGCAGTCAACACCGGCATGACCGCAGCGCCAATGGAATTTTTGACCTGTTGAAGCGTCGACGCATATTCAGACATTGTCCGATTTGCATTGGCAGCATCGGTGCTGTTCATCGCGGCACTATAGCGGACGAGATTCTGGATGCCCTCTCTAGCTGCGGAAGAAATATTCTTGATTGCGCTGCGTACAGCGCGATACAGTGCGATTCTTCCGATTGATTTTGCAAGATTTACAAACTGGCTTCCGAGATTTCTGATTGGCGCTGTCGCTCTTTCGGCAGCACCGATCACAAACGTATTCAGCCCAGCGGAAAAAGCCTTGAAGTCGGCAACAGACGATTCCGCGGCGTTACCGGATTCTTCTACCGCCTCCGATGTTTTTTGAACATCCGAATCTTTAAATTCCCCCGTTGGGATTGTTGGGGCCGTCTGAGTTTGCCCACTAGTACGCGGGACTGCGCCGATGTTGGCGATACTGTCAATATCCTTTGCAGCGCCCTTTAGATTTGAAAAGTCGATTGAAGCAATACTTTCCAATCTACGGATAGTGCCGTCAAGGCCGCTTCCAGCATCGCTTACGCCGGTGATAGCCTCTCCAATCCTTCTGATCTGCCGGACAGCCGAGGCAAGGCCAGCGCCGCCACTTGCGGCCTGTTTGAGCCGATTAAGGGTACCGATAAGGCCCTCCATACCGCTGGAAGCATCAGATGCACTTTTCTTGACCTCGATTTCAAGGGTTTCAACTGTCGGCATTTAATCACCACACTTTGCTTTGTATTTCCGTTCCATTGCCTTGAAGAACATGATCGCCTTCTGGCGTTCTCGTTCAGCTCTCTCTTCCTTCTCGTCCGGTGTCTCTCGTGTGATTTTCCGGGGTTTACTCGGATATTCCATAGGCTTTTTCCCTTTCGAGGCAAAAGCATTAGAGAGGGCAATGGAAAGAGCATCGTAAAAATAGACGCCCTGGAGCCAGAGTTCATAATTCCTGCTCTCAAGGCGCAACCTGTCTGCCTCTATGTAAGGCTTCATCTTGGCGGGGTTCATATTCCAGAACCCCGCTTCGCTGATGCCTATTACAAGACTTTGCGGAAGGTACGCCGCAATGCACTCTTCACGAAAGGATTTGTACTTTTTTACTTCGCTTCCGTCTCGCTCTGGCTGTCCGTCTCCGCCGCTCTCTTGGAGAGAGCCTGAAAAAAACCGCTTTCCTCCACGGCTTCCTTCAGCACTTCCGCAATGTCGTCCATGCTGCCGCCGTTGATGATGTGATTCTCGATCTCTTCGCCCGCCTGATCCGCTTTCTTGCCCATGCACATAGCCGCATAGGCCCGAATGAACATGATAGACTTCTCTTCGATTTCGGCCATCGGGATTCCCATTTCCTCAAACTGGCAGACCGTATTGAACGTGATCTCCTTTGTAGGGTAAATATGGCCGTTGATGGTGATTTCCTTCTTCATACTCGATACTCCTTCTCTTCCAGATTAAACAGCTGTAGGCTTTACAGCCGTTGCCCATCCGATATTCCCGTTCGGCGTGATATAGGCAGTGTTTTCGAGAACGCTGTCAACTTCCGCGCCAGCAAAGCCGAGCGGGGACGGGTTGCCAGTGAAGAAGAACGCCTTAGTCAAGCCGGGGATGTAGAACTCCCACCAAGTCTTCTTACCAGCCTCGGCGGCAGTCTTGTACGCTTCGACAATCGCGTCCCATGTGGTCTGAAGATCTTCTGTCATATTGAACGTGACGCTCAGCGCACCGCCAGGGTCCTTCAGACCATCAATATAGGTCTTCCACTCCGTAGCTTCGAGCGGAGTAGTTTCAAGGGTGGAGGGTTCCGGGTTGAAGTCCGGGAGGCTCTTTGCACCCTTAATCTGCGTAAACGCAGTAGGCTTCGTTCCTGCGGTCTGTTCGACAGCATAGCCGAGCAAAATACCGGCAGTACTAAGTTCGATTGCCATGTTTTACCTCCTTAGAAGTCGTTTATTTTCGTCTACGACCGTCCGATAACGTGCCTCCATTCTGTAAATAGAAGTTTCAGCGTTTGGAAGCGTCAAGGGCTGTCTGCTCAACCTGACAAAACCGAGCGCCTGCATTTTCTCGTCGATCGTCTGCATGATTTCTTTTACCTGTTCTTTCTTTCCAGAGGAAAGGTTGCTGTAGACATTCACGTCGTACATGAGCTGCGAGTGGTGCGACCCTTCGGAATCCAAAGCTGGTAGGAACGAGCTATTATCTTCTTCGATCACGCTCACAGACGGAAAACTCTCTGGAACATGAACGTATTCGCTGTAGATAGAAATGCCGTCGTACTTTTCCGTCAAAATTCCTGCGATTGCGTCAAAGACATCGGTTTCAATATCAGGAACCATTGAATACCTCCCTTGCGATTCTCAAAACCTCCTGCCGGAGATCCTTTGCTGTGTGGTACATCGTCGCAGACGGCGGATTACCGTAGGTATGGGTACCGCCCTTCTCTTTCGGGAGATACCAGCCTTTTGGGTCATTCCAGTGCCCTTCACCGGGATATGTGCCGGGTCCGTACTCCATTGGAGCCGGATGACCGTAACCGTAGGTTACGCCTGACCCGAACTCAATGAAGAGAACGGCTTCACCGGATGCGATGATGGAATAGCCGTTCTCAATCGGTTCCACAGAGACGGAAACGTCATTGTCTCCCGTATAGACCGCCCTTGAGAAGTCGAGAGAGGCTTTTGTGGCTCCAATCGATGCCAGCCTTTGAAGAAGAGTGTCTATTTTCCTGTCCCACTCTGCATCCAACTTGCGAATCTGCTTGATCGCTCTGTCGATGGAATGGGAATTCAGCTCGAACTCGATCTTCTTCATTGCACAGACACTTTCCGAATTGCAACAGTAACGCTATTGATAGACCTCGCAACTTTCACTACAACGTAATCCCACGGAGTATCTGTCGAGCCGTCATAGGCGACTTCCGGCGTTTTTTCGATCCAGAGAACCGACGATTCGGAAATGTCAAAATCACGGTTACAGGACGTTATTGTCCTGTCGTAGTCTGTCTGGATTCCAAAAAGCTCATTGTCGAGAGAACCCCTTGCTGCGGAAAGATTTTCCGAGATCTTAACCGGGTTGGAGTACAAAACCTTGTACTGGCCGGTCCGTTTCCCGTTCTTCAGAATTTCTTCTTTTCCATGATAGTTCGCATACCAGAAATCCGTTTTATTGCGGTTCAGAGATCTCAATAGACCACCGCCTTTGCAAAGACGTTGTTTCTGATATAGTCAAGCATATCTGAGTACTTGAAGGATCTGGAAATATTATTTTCCGTATGCGAGGTCTGGTTCTCTGCGCCAATCATGTTGTACCCCGCGAGAACTGCCATGATCTGGACTGTATCGTACACAGGAGAAATACTTTCAGCGCCAGACCATGACAGGATCTCACTTTCAGCCATGTCGAGGTACGCACCGATCAGTTCCTCTTCGTCGGTCTTATTCAAAAGAATCTGAATCCGATTGACTTTCTCGTCGAATGTCACGATGCGTACCCCCCTTATCACGCGATGGTGTACCAGCCCTTGTCCTTCGGGCTGTCACTGGATGCCGGAGTGACCTTCACATAGCCGGAGCCGGACTTTTCATAATAGGTTTTGCCGGAACTCGGCGTAGTTTCAGTCGCAGCCGTAGCAGTGCCCTTGAAAATCTTGATGTCCTTCGTCTCGTCGGTGAGCGCTGCCAGATAGTACTTGCGGGAGTAGATCGTGTTCTTTCTGGTGTTGCCGTCACGCTCCTGCTCAACTTCAGTTCCCTTCTTGTTGAACAGCGTGACCGCTTCTTTGGTCGCCATGTAGATAGAGCCGCTCGTCGCATCCTTCTTGGTGTAAATGTTGACGCCAGCGACGGTGCCGATATATCCGTTCTTTGCGAACGCCTCGACATACTGAAGAGTATCTTTCAGTTCCTTGCGGAGTTCTGCAACATCAGTCGGGGAGACAAAAGCAAAGATGGTGACATCTTCGAGATTTTCAAGGTTGAGCATAGCCTGCGCGTCGGCGAAGGCCGCAAAGTCCAGCTTGGACACAACAACAACTTTGGTCGCTTTCGCGTATTCTGCGTAGACATCCGCATTGACCGTATTGAACAGGCCGGTACCCATTCGGCGAGTGCCGACAGGAACGGTCATCGGGTCCTTCATGGCTTCTTCGTCGTAGTAGGCGAAACGGTTCTGCGCAAGCAGGATCTCATATTCCTTCTGAGTAAAGGAAACTTCGATCGTCTGAGTGTTGCCCTTCGTCATGGCAAGCTTTTCTGTGCCATCCGTAGCACTGTAGACGTTGATCATGCGCTTCATGCCGGGAGTGCCGACGAGGTTATTGTCTACAGTGCAAAACTGGGTAAGATCGAGGTGAGAGTTGTACTGATCTTCGATCTCATTGGAAAGATAGAAATTCTCGTAAACTTTATTTGCCAATTTTAGTTACCTCCATATAGTGTTTTATATTCTTCAGGGTGTTTTTCCGAAAAATCGTACCGTTCCTGCGGCGTCATCTTGCGGAATTTTTCGATTGTCATGCCACCAGTGTCCTTCCCGGCAGGCAGGTCGTTATTTTTGGCAAGGCTTTCGGCGGCAGCGGCTTTTTTGACAGCGTCAAGGTGCTTCTGATGATTTTCAAAAACAGCGTCCATATTCCCGTCGGAAAATGCCTTTGCCGTATCTGCCGCCAACGTCGCATCATAGCCGAGCGTCAAATATCTGGAAGTGTACTCAGAAATCTGTTTTTCTTTCCGAAGGGTTTCAAGTTCTTCCATGATTTTCCGCTCATTTTCGGCCCGCTCGGCCTCCTTTGCCTCATCGTCCGTCATCTTCGCCTTAAGCTGCTTCGCCAGATCAGCAGCTTCGGATGCCTTCTTGTCGAAGGTAGCTTTAGAGACGAACTGTGCCATATCTACAGGATCGGAAAACTCCATTCCGAGAATGGCGTTTCTCGCTTCTTCCGGGAGCGAGTCGAAATTAGGAATTTTGCTTGTGTCAATTTTCATAATTTTTCTCCTTTGGGTTTTTATCGTTGTTCTCTCAACTATTTTGGGCTTATAGACGTCTCCGTCTTTTCTGGGCTTTTTAATGTGCATCTCCGCACAAACAAAAACGGCCAGCAAGGGAAAAATCCCTTGCCGACCGTACCTTGTCGCTTCTATTGAACATCACCTTATCAATAGGACGATATTCACTTTTTTTCAGGCCGGTATTTTACCTTTCTGGAAACATCTACAACGACGATTCCGGCCCGCTCTTCCTTGATCTCTGCAATTCCACCATTTTTCAGAATCGCTTCGACAACTTCGATAACCTCTCTATCCAGCAATCAATCGCGCCTCCCAACCGGGAGCAGGACACATCTGCACCCGTAGTGTTCCTTTGGCGGAACTTTATTGACGTCGTATACGACGCCGTCCCGCGCATCGCAGTCATCGCAAACTCTTCCGTCTTCCATTGTGCGCCAAACGACCTTCTGAACGCCGGAATCAATATAGGCGTCCAGCATTGCCTGATCGCAAATGCCGATTCCGTACTGTGCGGTTTGTATCCACCAATATGAAGCAGCTTTTCGCAAGTCGGTCTGAAAATCCTCCCGGCTGTTAAAAGCTCGATCTGTCAAAATGGCTTCATTCAGCCGCATCCTGCGTCTGTCTGTCTCCTGATCGTAGATATACCTTGTAATAGGATTGTATGATTTCAGGTATTCTTGAACCCAAATATTGTCTATTGTTCGCTTTTCCACGCGAAAACCTTGTTCTTCAGCTCTTTCAAATGCAAATTGATACGCAAAGTACCCGCTATCGAGATACATTTTCTGATTTCTGGAAACAAGACGCTCGAAAAGCTCTTTCGTGGCCTTTTTGGTGTTCAGAACGTTCAATTCGTCAAAGCCCATGACAGAGAGCCGATTGAACTCTCTTCGAAGGGCCTTTTTCGTTCCTGGGAGTAGTTTATCCAGTCTACTGTAAATCGTCATTGACATCTACCGGCTCCCATTTCTGCATCTGCTCCTGATAGTAATTCTCAGACATATTGAAAGCGGACTGCGGATCGCTGAACATACCGCAGTGTTCAAACGCGAGTGCAGGGTGAATATGCGAGTTATTAAGCATAGAAACAAGGACCTGTGCCTTGCTCTGGATATTATCGTAGTTGTGGCGGGTAAACTTGATGTCTACGTCCTTCAGAAGAAGCTCTGTCCCGACAGCCCTGCGAATAATAGACAGTGCGACTTTCAGGAACTCTCTCTCGGAGCGTTTGAAGTTAGCCTCGTCGGACTTTGCTCTCGCTTCAGCGGTAGACCATCCGTCTCTTACAATAACCGCAGCGCCCGTATCGCTTGTGGATGTGCCGCCGTTTCTGTTCGGCATGCCTACAATTTCCAGAACCTTTTGATAGAGATCATCGATCAGAGTCTGCGTCTGAGTCTGGTTGAGCTGCTCGTTGAGAATCTTGATGTCAGCTTTGTTGTCCCCGAACGATTTCAGGATAATAAGCCCAGCGGCCCGAAGGTTCTTTGCCTTACCTTCGTCGATCTCGGCATTATAAAGCACCATAAGGGACTGAATGAACTGATCGACGCCGTCTACGCGGTCACTCTGCGTGTCGTTGATCGCATCCAGAAGGGGAAGGACAATTTCAAATGCGCCCTGTCGGGAGTTGTTGAGCGTATACTCGATGACAGGGATGCTTCCAATGGTGTTTGGTGCTTCCTTTACGATCTTCTCTCCACCGGTCAGCTCATTCCCGACAATCTCGAAATACTCGGTATCCGTCCAAATGCTATAAACGACGTCCAAATCGTCTTTCTTCACATACTTTACACCCATGACCGGCTTTTCACCGATCCCGGAGTAATGCACGATAAAAGAGCTTCTTGGGTCGAGACAGTAGATGGAGAAGGGTGATTCGTCACCGAGATCTGGTTTCACTCCCTTAGAAAGAGCCGGGACCGCTTTGGAGATCAGTGCATCGCTGTTCGGCAAAATAAGCCGGTGCCCAACGCCGCAGATATAGAGCCATTCCGCGATGTCGTTGTCCACACAGGGCTTGTTGCAAAGCTCCATGATGTCGTTGAGTTCCCCAACCTCTTTACTGGTGTCGTAATCGGACCGGGAAACATACTGGATCGGCTCCCCTAAGAGATACCCAGTTTTGAAAGAGACAATCTCGTTCGCAATGTTCTCTACAATTTTATTGCAGATTTCAGGGCGAATTTCCTTTTCTCTCGCTAAAACAGGCTGATCTCCCTTGAAATACCGATAAAGGTAATCAATATCCGCTCGATTTGCGTTGTGAGCTGTCAGCGCATCGGCAAGCACGCTCAAAACATTGTTCCTATTGACTTTTTCAACGTCTGTTTTGATTTTTGTGCGTCCGAATTGCATGAAATCACCTCTTCCATTCCAGTAAACCACATTTCCTAGACTTTTTCAACCGATACAAGCAATGTGTTGCACACTTTTGTACCACTTGTTTTTATTTTTCTTAAAAAGCTCGTTTTCGAACCTCTACCTGAGCAGAGCCGTGATAAAGTTCGTCTGCCAACATTGCAAGGCTGTCCGGCGCGTCGTCGTGCGGGTTCTTGCCTGTCTGAGAGAATGTGCAAACTTCCCGCATGAACTCGTCGTACTCCGGCGTCCGATGTTCCTTATCGACAAAGTAGAACCTTTTGATCTCAGGGGAGTATTGGATGATCCTGCCGACCTTGCTTTGATTATTGGGCGCTCGCTGAGTCGTGATGTTTGTCCGAACGCCCACAGACGAAAGCTGCCGGTCGACATCCGCGGCAAACTCTCCGCCGCCGTTGTTGGCCTCGAATCGCTCCTTGTGAGGGGTGTGTTCCTTCGTCCGGTTGACGATCATAGGCTGCGTGACATCCTTGCTGCCTTTAGAGAAGATAACGTCGTGTATGTAAACGTCTCCGTCTCCCGTAACGTAGGCAAACGGCATAGCCAAACTATCTCCGCCACCCCACGCAACATCACACACAGCGACTTTGTAGAAATCGCTCTCCGGGAGAACGCCGTTATAATATCGCAGAGCTTCAGCGGGGAAGAGAAGCCCTTCTCGGACATAGGGCTTACCCTGATACTTCGCGCTCCACGTCGCATCGTCGATACTGGCTTTCATGTCTTTGTAGTATTCTGTCGTAAATCCGAGGCCATATTGATAATCGAAGTTCGATTCTCCGTTTTCATTCAAAGCAGGAATGACCCGGAAACGATACCTCGGATTCCCGGAATACTGTTCTTCGATTCTGCCCAAAGGGTCAGCAACGTTCCACCTGGTACCGACCATCAGTTCAAAGGCCCCGTCTTTCTTTCGGTCCTTCAGCTGATTCAAATAAGCATCGTATTTTGCCTGTAAACGAACGGGATTCAGAGATTCTTCAAGATCCTCTACAAGGTCGTCGACGTACAAACAACCTCCCGTTCCGACCTCAACAGCGCCGGTAAGCGTTCCTCCAATAGACCGAGCCGTAAAAGTAGGGAATCGTTTCTTTCTCGCAAGGTCTACCGTTTCGTTCTTTGCAGAATTGTCTACGATCTCTACATCCGGGAATACATCTCCCCAAAGATAGGTGGACTTATCCGACAAGATGTTCATGACCTCTCGGTAAAACCCGTCCGTTAACTTATCCGAGTGCCCCGACATGACATTCGCCACTTCAGGCCGTTTCCCCATGATCCATGTCATAAAGAAAATACAAAGGGTTGACTTTCCTACTCGCGGAGGCAGGGAGACGCCTAAAAAATCAAGCTTCCCATCGTTCAAATCCTGAAGGTCCTGCACAAGAGGCCTTAAAACCCGTCTTCTTGGGACATAGAACCTTCTCGTTTTTTCCCTATTCCACTCCAAATAAACGCAGTACGAATCGAAGTCATCCTTCGCCATCAACAAATACGTCTTTTTGTTTATTTCGAAAAATTTAGAAATCGAAATTCCGTCTTCCAGTTCCTGAACCTTCCGCTCCGTCTCTTTCCTCAGCCATAGAACCTTCTCTATGGCGCTATCCCTATCCTCTCCGTAAAGGGACCGGACAATATCGAAATAATCTTGATATGCCGAAGCGTCTGGCCGCTTCTCTATAAACTTCTCAATGTTCTTCAACGTCTCTTCGTAATTCATCCTTCTCCTCCAAAAAAGAAAGACTGACGGTAATCCGTCAGCCCTGCTTTGCTGCTTACACCGAACCCTTTATCGGTGCGGCGTGTATTCTTTTTTATTTTTTCGGGAGTAAATGGATTAACCCGCTGAGAAGGCAGGTCCCCATATTCCCCCTCCGGTACGTGCTCCGCGTATACATTGCGAGCATGTATAATATACGCAGTATTCAAGAATACCGCGTATATTGTCTGAAATTTTCTATATTTACTAGTAAATATCGAACTATTCAGCAAAAATGAACGCTACAAAATAGATATTTGGTGGCGTTATCAATCCTCGACCGTAGAAGATGGTATCGCGTCCTTGTATTTATCCGCGATTGCATCCGGATCGGCATCATCGCCAAGCGGATTATTAGGCGTAACCACCACGTCTTGTACATCTTTATAGCCGAACATATTTTTTCCGAGGAAAATGCCAGCAGCCGGATTGACTTTTCCGTTGAGCATCCAGTCGTTCCATTGTTCCTCGATTAGAGCTATGGCTTTTTTAATCACTCCACAGTGCGTTTCCTTCCTATAATCGCCCCTGCGCCATCTCATCACAGTTTCATGGTCAACGCCAATCCAGTTCCCCATACCGATAATACTTGGTTTCCGATCGTTTTGCGCGCAATGCATGAAGTATTCTTTGATTCGCTGCTCTACCTGTTTTGGATCGCTAACGTCGATAGGTGGGAGATCCCAAGAGGCGAGGGCAAACCGAAGGAACCGGCTATTATCGCCTGGCTCTGCGTGCTCGTTCCCAAAGTCCGCCAAATCCGGCCTATTGCGCTTACGCTTTGTTTTAACTACATCTTGAGCCTGCTCACTCGTCAATTCCTGTGCCTTGCCCATCGTCTTCACCTCTCAAAATTGCGCTTTTGCGTTGCTGCACGCGTGCAAGCTAGCTTGCTGCGCTGCTGCTAGCAAAAGCATAACGTTAATTTTCGCAAAAGTCAAATTTTGTGGTACACTTTTGTACCACTTATTTTTGATAGAGCAAAAAAGAGCACCGACCGCCGTTAATCGGTAGTCGGTGCCTTGCTCATGCTCTCGCGGATTGCATCCAAAATATACGCCTGTACGCTCTTCCCGGCCCGCTGGGCTGCGTCCCGGATTGCCGCGCCCTCCTCGATAGTAGGGCGGATCATGATATTATCCCGGCTGGAGTTCCAGCGAGCAGAGGCCCGCTTGTGCGCGTCGCTCACTGCCATGTTGTCGCCTCCTTTGTGTGTAAGTATATCACGGATCGCGCATAACCGTAAACGTGTAATATTGCACAAAATACCATGATTTATTTGTGCATATTTTTTCGCTCACACCTGTTGACTTTATAACCGTTAACGGTTATAATGAATACGTAAACAAGAGGTGATCCCCTCCCCTATCAGGACTGGGCAAAATGGAGGTATTACAATGGCTAAAATGTATTTTGTGGATACGAAGGGCGAATTCTGGCGCGACATCGCCACTGGTGATGATATACTCGCCGAAATCGATTTTTGATGATTCCGGGCTTCTGGGCGGTTGAGCCGATCAGCCGCACCACATAATCTTAAATCAGGAGGAACAAACAATGGCAATCATTAAGAACGGCGAAGATTTCCGCATCATCGATCTTTTGAACCAGTACGACAATCTTTACTTTGAGGGCCTGAACGTTTCGGCCCATCCGTACTGCAGCAGCCTTGTTATTATCGACTTGTCGGACGCTATGAAGCCCGGCAAGAGCTGCACGCGCTGGCTTTTCTCGGCCAGCCCGTGGAAGATGGACGCTGACCGCCTCTGCATGACGGAATATGTAGAAATGGCCGCGCCTGAGTGCGACACGCTGGCCGAGCTGGTGGCGTGGTTGAGAGCCGGTAAGCCTCTGCAAGAGGTGGACGGCCTGACTGTTGAAACAGGAGCACAGTCCAGCAACCGGACATTCTCCCCGTTTGCTCCTGTAAAGCCCGTCAAACTCGGCGAGCGCCTGAACGCCTCGACGATTGCAAAGGCCATTCGTGCTGGGCAGATCGTCGCAGGGCGTACCGAGGGCCGCTATACTGACGACTATGCAGCCGATGCCGCCTATGATTTTTACCGGGGCGAAATTGACTTGCAGGCGTTTGCCCAAGACATCTATGAGCATCCCAGCGGCTGGCGCTTTTGGTGGCACGACGAGAGCCGGAAAGAAATTACGGCAGCTTGTCACACGTTCGATTATAAGAGACTCGCGGTAGCGGTTTGACCGCCCCGCGACGAATGGAGGAATTCTCATGGTAAAGAACATTCTTTGCAGCCTGCGCGATGATGTTCTATCCGGCAAAATCACGCTTCACGAGGCAGCCGAGGAATTGCACGAAAGCGGCTGGACAAACTTCATCGACGAGGACGCGGCCCGCCGCCTTCTGGGTCTTTAGGTGCCAACGAAAATTGGAGGGTTTAATAATGGCTAACTTTTATATTGCAGTCTCTGTAAAACAGGACCGAAACGAAACCACTTTCACAGAGCGCAAAAACCCGGAATATAATCCCGGCTATTATGCTTTTGTTATCCGCTGTTCCGAAAACGACAACCTTCTGCACAGTCTGGACTGCATCGGCGGCATTATCCATGCGAACATTCTTCCGACAAAGAAACGCGCCGAAGAAGTCGCGCAGTATTGGAATGACTGCTATAAAGCGAACGGAACATATTTCTTCGCCGAACCGAAAGAGGAAATAGCATGAAAAAGATTACCAACATCGGCGGACGGGTTCCCGGCCTGTTCGCCGACATGCTCGTTCAACCGCATGTGTTAATTGCCGGTGCTTCTGGCTCCGGTAAGTCCGTTCTTCTAAATGGGTTGATCTGCTCTATCCTGCGATACCATCCCAACGCCAAGCAGATGATCCTGATCGATCCCAAGCGGACAGAGCTTAACGAGTATGCGGATATGCCGCACACCCTCCAGCACGCGACGGAGCCGGGGGATATCGTTTCGGTTTTGGAATACGCGATGCAGATCACAGAGAACCGTTACAATGCCATGCAGTGCCGCAGAGAGCGGCTTTATAACGGGGCCGACGTGTATGTTATAATCGACGAATTCGCCGACCTCATGACCACCAACAAGCGTCAAACCATGCCGACGGTGCAAAGGCTTTGCCAGATTGGGCGAGCTGCGAAAGTCCATATCATCTTGGCCACTCAATGCCCATTGGCTAAGATCCTGCCAACTGAGATCAAAGTCAACTTTACAGCTATCTGCGGGCTGCATACCAGATCCCGACAGGATAGCCGCAACATTATTGGCTGTCCGGGCTGTGAGAATCTACCGAGATTCGGTCGGTGCCTTTATCTCACGCCGGAAGGGTTCACGCGGAACCTTGTACCCTATACAAGCGATGCTGATATCTTGGCCTATACCGATTTTTACCGCAAGCAAGGCCGCCCTTTCTGGAGGCGAGCAGTATAAAGCAAATCCCCGCCCGTTTGGGTGGGGATTTTGTTATAGCTTTACGCCTTTTATATGCTTATCGTAGTATGTAGCGGCTACCGCCATAGCCGCCCACATGTCCGCGGAGAACCCGAAAAAGAATCCCGGCTGTTTCTTTGTGCCCTTGCCGAAGTTCGGCTGTGCGGGCGCGTATCGATCAACTAGGGCCTGACGGATATTGCTATCCTTTGCGTGGGGAGAGCCGCAGATGTCGAGCTTTTCTTCCCGGCGGAAGATTTTTGCCATCGCCCGGAATTCTTGATTTAGGGCAAGCTGCCAGAAACGCCCGATCCAAACACAGGTATCAAACACCTCTTGTCCTACTGGCATACCCATCCCGGCAATCATTTCGATTACAAAATCAAAATTCTCGCTTTCTGCGCCTTTTGCGATGATCTCCATGATCTCATTGTTCTCGATCTTCCCAGCTTTTCGGATTTTGGTTATGTCGTTCTGGTCGTACTCTGCGATAACATAGCCACTTTTGATGTTTCCGGGGTCTATTGCGAGGATGACGCCTATCTCAATCGCCCCCTTTCGTCCTTCTGCGGCTTACTGTGGTTTTGTTTTCTGTTGTGTTCATAAGGCCGCGATACTCAGGGCGAAAGGCACATTCTTCTAAAGTGCATCTTTCACAGTTTCCGAAAAATGGGCAGCGTACTTTCTGCGCCCTTCGGAGCGTCCGAGCCGCAGTAGATCGGTTGATTCCGTACTTTCTGGCGATTTCTCCGGTCGTCATGCCGGAATTATAGAGCTTTAGAAATTCCGCTTGCCTTTCTGTCACCTAATCGCCTCCATCTTGCTTTCCGGGCATAAGAATTATCGATTCGATCATCTTCCCGGTCAGGTTCGCGGCAACATCCACGGAGAGCCCGTTTCTCAAAAGCGTATTGAAAAAACTTGCGACACTTTCTGCGAGTGCGTTCATTGAATCCACCATTTTACAGTTTTCTATCATCCTTTTCGTCCTCCTCCAAACATTCCTCGCACGGCAGCGGCCCGTTCTCATCCGAATCCAGAAACCGTTCGTAGAGATCGCACCACCACGCGATGCAGAATTCACAGCTATTACAGTTCTTCATCACTGTCACCATCCAAGATTCCTTTGATTACATCCGCGTTGGCCTTGATAATGTCCATTACAACGTCACTCAAGATATTCGCCGCAAACACAGCTTTGTCTTGCCCTGTTGCGTTGTAATACCCCGTCTTCGTTGTCCCATCTTCTGCGGTAGCAACAATGCAAATTGAAGAGGGCTTGAATTCCAACACAGTTTTCAGAGATTCTTCCAGCCACGCGGAATATTCCTGTTTTGTAATATCTTCCATTATCTCCCCGTGCTCCCGAACCCTCCGGTTCCTCGCTCGGTGTCTTCCAGAGAATCCACCACTTCCAGTTCCGGCAGCAGGCAGGGCAGGATCACCAACTGAGAGATTTTATCACCCTTCCGCACCCGGTACGAACGATCCGAGTGGTTGTAGAGCTTGACCACGATGCTCCCCGTATAACCACAGTCTATTACCCCTTCACTGGTAAGGCTGTGATTGACATTCAACCCGCTCTTGCTTTTTAGGAAGCCAACCGTGTTTTGCGGCAGCTGGATATGTACGCCCGTACTAAATCGGCAGCTTTGTTTCGAGCGAATTGTCGCGTCGTGCGGTGCATACAAATCAAGCCCCGCATCGAACTCATGCGCCCGTGTCGGCATGATCGCCCACGGTTCCAAAACAATTTTCATAGCAGTTTTTCAATTCCTTTCTGACCGCATAGAGCTTGATTTCCAGCTCCGTGATTTTCCCCTTGATCTCCTTGTATTCCTTCTCGTCGACCTCCGCAACAGAGATCACCTTGTGACATTTCCGGCATTCGTACCGTCTCCGTTGCAGTATGCCGTTCTTTTTGTAAGGCCGGACTTCCAGCGAGTAAAACTTTCCGCCACAGCTGCATATCATCTGTCCCACCAGTCCTTTATCAGGTCGTTCCGCTCGAAAAACGGCTGGAAGTACCCGCCGCAGACCTTTTGCAGCACATAGTCGATTCTCGCAATCGCTTCGTCGGATTCCGGCCTGCACTGCCATGCGACGCCGTACTCGGATTCCAGCTGCGTCAAAGTCTCCATCAGCTTCTTCGCCTTTTCGGGCGTGCGGACGAAACCGCACTCATAGGCCGCCACCAGAAGAAGGTCGCACGCCTTCTGCGTCCCGGCGTCCACACCGGCATCAAAGTACTGTTGGTTGCTGCTCCTGATCCGCTTTGCCAGCTTTTCCATGCTGCTCCTCCTTCTTACTCGCTATTTTTACCGCTCCAAAAAGCATGATGTACGCATTGATCTGCTCGTCCGTCTCCGGTCGGAGCTGCGGAGCCATCAGCTTCCATGCCTCCATGTACGTCATGCCTGTCCCTCCTTGCACGGCTCCATTTCCGGGCACTCGTACATAAACGCACACGGCGGAGCCATCAATCCGCGGAACTCCGGGCAGAGGTCTGCCACCAGACAGCACATCAGCTTCACAATCCCGCGCGTCGTTTCGTCTGCCTTGCGGCACAGGCGCTTGCTTGCGACCGTTAAGAGCTCTTCCGCGTTCATATACCAGATCATGTCGACCGGCTCGTCCTGCCGCGCTGCGTTCCTGTCATAGTCGCTCTGGCGGTCATTGCGCTGGCTTTTGATGAACGGGACAGAATGGACGTGCCGCGCAAGGTGTGTGCTGACGTAGTACGGAACGTTGTGAAGATAAAACGCGAAGTTCAGCGTCCGGATCGGACTGTGCTTCGCCCGGAGCATCTTGTGCTTCCATTCCATGTCCGGTGCTTTTCCCGAGTGCTTCCCAATCGTGACCAGCGCGCAGCTCTTGGCAAACATCCAATCTTCTTCCCCCGGCCACTTCAACAGTGTGATTTCAGTGTTCATCGTTGTCCTTTCTCTCCCCATAGGAGCAGAAATCCGTTTCTTTTCGCCCAAAGCCATCCTTTGTCACTGTATTATCCCCCTCAAATCGTGCCCAAGATTCCTGGCATCATCCCAATGCTTGATTTTCTCCCATTCTTGAGCATACCACTTGTCACTCCGTGCGCGCCGTTCTTCCGGCGTTTCCGCGAAAAGATCTACATTCTCCGGAATATAAAGGAGTTTCTTCGCGAATTTCTCCGCCGCAGCCTCCGGCGTTTCCGCATCTGACCGAAGAAACGCTATCAGCAGCAGCGTATCGAAAACAAGGCCCCAGTCAGCGGCGCTTTCATTCACCTTCGTTCCCTCCATCCATCTTCGCCCCGCATTTGCCGCAGTAATTGTGCCAGCGGGAGCAGAGAACAGCGCCGCACACCGGACAATGGTCATATGGAACTTTCGCATATACCATATTTTTGATATAAACGTTAGAACCGTCCGATGCAAATACCCCGCGCGCTTCGTGGTATTCGGTAATTGTCACCTCACGAATTTTTGTTATAGGCTTCCCACGCACCACCGGCGCAACGTCGGCGGCTGGCGCACGAATTATATCAGTCTTAATTCTGTTGAGCATTTCATTTTGCGCAGGGCTTCTGTTCGCGCCTCTTTGCCTTTGCACGGCGCGCAGCGCATCCTCGCGCCGGATATATTCGTCAGCCATCATTGTCATCATCTCCATACCGTTCGTCGTATTCCTCCGGCGAGATAAATATAACGTCCTCGCCTGTATAGCCGAGCTGATCAAGACACATCATTTCAAGCAATACATTCTTGTCAATGCTACGTTCCAGTTCTTCACGTGGAATCTCTGCCTCGGAATCTAATTTCATTTCTGCCCCAAACTCGCCTCTGACGCTGACACACACACGATTTTCAAACATTCTTGCCCTCCAATCCCCAGTCCTTCAAGACCATATCCTTGCGCACCATGCAGGCAGCATTTGCCGGAAACACAAACGTTTCATCCGTAAAGCATCGTGCATAGTGCTCGCAGTGGAAGCATTCTCCCAGCACCATCGCGGCCCGAACACCAAGTCCCTCGGCCTGCTTTTCCGGCGGCAAATCCTCCATAAATGCCGTACAATAGATGTCAGCCATTGTCATTCCCTCCATCCATCAGAGCGCCGCATCCGGGGCAATATTTCGGCAGAGTCTCCGGATCATCCGTCCCGTCGTCAATGCAGTAATCGCACTCGGAGCCGCATTGAAACAGTTCAACGCCCCTTAGCGCATCCTCGCGCCGGATATATTCGTCAGCCATCCTTCTTGTCCTCCTCGATCGGTTTTAGCCATTCACGAATGCGCATCCCGCATGAACAGCAAAGCTCGACGTCTCCCGTGTTTTCGCGATATGCGCCCCTTACGTTTACATACGTTGCCGAACTTGTAGGGCTTATTTCGGCTCCGCATCGGTCGCAGATTCTTTTTACCATCATTTGCCCTCCATTTCCGCCAGCGCCTTTTCAGCTTCTTCGCGCGTCAGGAATACGGTTTTGCCAAATCCATTTAGCGCTACGCCATACTCCCGCCCTCTGGCGCCTATTGGCTCAAGGCCAACAAATCCGATCTCATTACCAAGGCCGATCTGCTTGACCTCGCACTCGCTTATATGCTTATCCGTGTCCAGCAGGGCAAACACCCGATGACCTACCTTGCACGGCAGGACAATCACGCGCCCCTCCTGATCGGCCACGGCCAGCTCCCGCAGGCGCATCAGCGTCATGCCGTCGCCCAGTCTCAAAATTGCGTGCAGATTTGCCGCATCCTCCGGGGATAGTCTGCTGTCCTCATAGGCTGCGAGACGGTCAACAAAATCTGCCTGGTACTGCACTCCGCTGAAATTTACCCGCCAGTATCCGTCTTTGAAATAAGTCAGTCGTTCCATCGCTCCACCTCCTCCTTCAACTCGTCATACAGTTCGCTGAACCGCTTGTTCCACTTCCTTAGCCCGAAGAAACAGTACACGCCCAATACGATCCACAGCCCGCTGGCAAAGTTTTGCAACAGATTTTCCATCACTCCACCTCCTTCGGCGCTTCCGGCAGCGGCATCCAGTGGGTAATCAAGTTCTGCGGTACATCCCAGTTATCGCACGTCCATCCGTCGCTCGGAAAGTATCTGGCCATATCTACAATCGAGCCGCCCGCATCCTGAAAAGCAACGAGATATTTTTTGAGACGGTCTATTGGAAGTCTTTCCTTCACGCTGATCCACTTCGGTAATTTCTCCCGAAGCGCGTCCCTCTCGGCTTCTGCCCGCTCCTGCTTCCATTCGGCGGCATCAACCTCTAGGTGCTTCCAGCAAAGATTCTTTTGTAGTTTTTTGATCTCGCTCAGCTGCCGGTTTGCTAACGCTCGCAAAGACTTGATCTGCTTTTCATAAGCCTGTTTCTGCGAACGTTTTAATTTACCCGGCGTAGATGTGCACAGCAGCGTCTTGACCAGTTCTTCCGGTTTCAAATTCATATCAAATCCTCCTGCCAAAATTCGTTGAATTTCTTCCCTGTGATAATCGGTCTGCACCATTCACGTTGAAACCTTCGCCACGCGGCGGCCGTTTTCCCTTCTTCATCCCGGAAAAGCATTGCGTATGGTACAAACCCGGCCTGCATGGTCTGTGTCAGCCGCAGCTCCGCGTCCTCAAAACTGTCCCCATCATATCCAACAAGGACATAGCAGCACATGGCGTGGCTCTTTGGCCGGAACCCCGCAAGGCGGAGCTTTCTGCCCATCTCAACCAGAGGTTCCAGATCATCCTTTGTGTCGTATGCTGTGTAAAGCCGCTTTGGTTTTACCTCCCGCAGCAAATCCGCCTGCCATTGTTGAAGCAAGGACGGTTCCAGTCCTCCGGTGAAGATCGCCGGATGCTCCTGCCTCTTGAGCATTTCGCAGACCGCCCGGAAATGGTGTTCAGACGTTCCGAGAATGTTGTCGTCGAGGATGTTCCATCCGTTCACGATCGGCAGTTCTCGAATCACGCCATGTGCGCAGCGCGGAACCGAGCAGAACCAACATTCCTTCGTACAGCCGCGCGACGTGAAGATATAGCCGTCTCGGAGATACATTCCCGGCGTGAAATCACCCATGCGGTCATCAAATGCCGGGCCGCCTACTTCAACTGGCACGCCGATGATTTGCCACGCATAGTAAAGATCTTCTGCACGTGGAATGTCCCATGTGAAGGTTGTAGAGATGTGCACCGCTTCAACTTCAGCCTTGATACAATCTGCGATATTCTCGATTGTCGGTGCACCGAAGAACGCTAGCGTATCCGTAGGCGATGCAGCCGTCTTTCTTGGGAATACCCGCGCAATCCGATTCATTTCAGCAACCCCGCTTTCCGTAATCTCTCCACGCTCTTACACCGCTTCTTCGCGTCCGCAGTGTAGGCGTCGCGGCTCCGCTCAATTTCTCTCGCCCGATATTCCGCCTGTTTTGCTTCCTCATATTCCAGATACGGCGCGCACCTGGCGTGACATTCCGCTGCCCGAGACGGGCAGTCCCTCTCACATGGCGGTTTCACCATAGCGCCTCCTGCATTTCGTCCTCGGCCTGTTTCGCATGAACTCCTGCCAGCATTTTTTCTTGTGCAGCTTTGTAAAAGTTCCGGTCGATCTCAAATCCAAACGCATTTCGCCCAAGCTCGGCAGCCGCGCGAAGCGTCGAACCCGAACCGCAGCACGGGTCAATGACCGTCTCTCCGGGATCGGTAAAAATCTCGATCAACCGCTTCAATACGCCGACCGGCTTCTGCGTCGGGTGAATCTTCGGAATCTCCTTTCCGTCGCGTTCCCATGCGAACCAATCAAAAACCATCTTTCCGGTTCCACGAATTGGCTTGCCGTCCTCTCCAATCTGACGCCCGTTGTTGAACTTCGGCAGCTTGTCCCGGTAGAGGACGATTGCGAACTCCGTTGCGCCGACGATGCGCATATTCGCCTTGAGCACCTGCGCGGAATAGTTCTTGCAGAAGAAGATCGGGAACCAGTTTTTGAACCCGTACCGTGCGCCGTATTCCGCAACCGTATGTATCTGGTCGAACGCACAGAAGACGATCATCGCCGGTGCCTTGCCCTTTTCCTTCGGTTCCGGCTTCAACAGCCGGGAGCAGAAGTGCATATACTCGGCAATTTTGAAATATCCGTCCGAATTGAAAAAGCTCTTTTTTGCGAACTTGCTCTCTCCGTTGGAATTGTCCCCGCCGTTATACCACATGGGATTGGAACCGTAGGCATCTGCCCCGATGTTGTACGGAATGTCCGCAATCACAAGCTGCGCCTTTGGAATCCCATATTTGCGGTAATTCTGGAAATTGTCATGATAAATTTCACAGCGAATCCGTTTAGGCTTCATCCGAAATCACCACCCTCATGTAATTTTCATCGTGGAAAAAGCTATGTTTCTCTCTGTAATGCCGCCGGTCATCGTTCCGGAGCAGCCAGCCTTTTAGCGCATCCACGGTCATCTTCTCAATCGCCGCATGGTTGTCGACGTCCATGCGGGTGTTGTGCCAGAAGGAAATCGATACCGGCTTTTCAAACAGCCGAACCGGAACGCCCTGTTGTCTCAGGCACAGCCGCACAAACGCCTCAAGGTCTATGGCGTCCGCCGCCCGGACGCAAGGTTTCTTTCCGGCCCAATAGGCGTTAAATCCATATCGCTTCGTCCATGCGCTTTTGCGGACGGGATAGGGCACAGTGAACTCAATCGTCATCTTTGGCCTCCGGCAGAACCCCGCGTCGCTGATGCCGCTTATTAGCATCCTTCAGCAACATTTCCGTGTCGCCATCGTCTTTTATTTTCACAGTCTTGCTATATTTAATTTGGGCTCCGTTGAGATGTAGCGTGGTAACTTTGTTGTTCCCATGAATCACCGACAGTATTGCGAATCCGGCGTCGTCCGGTAAATCAAGCGTGATCTTCACGTTCTTCTTCCTCCTATTCAAACGGATTTTTTACAATCAGACCTTCCGGTTCTTCCTGCCATAAGTGGCAGTTGTAACGATTCGGTTCTCCGGGCTTCGGCTTTACGCGGCATTTTTTACCGCAGTTGTCACAGTTTTTTTCAGAAATCACGGCAAGGGATTCAATCGCATCCTCGCACAGCAGCTGTTGTTCGTCCGCCGCTTGACGGGCGGCGTCGCGCTCCTTTTTGATCTCATCCAGCACATGGTTTAGCCGGAGGATTTCGCGGGCCTGTTCGTCGGCATGGATTTGAAGCTCATAGAGCTTCGAGGGGTTTTCACAGTGCTTACAGGCGATTGCCCTCGCCAGTTTTTCGAGAAGCATTTTCCGTTCCTTTCCCGCTGCATCTGCGCAGCGTTCCGCGCGGCTAAATAGCCGCAGTTCGTCATTTTCATAACAGCACCGTTTCCGGCAGCACTTGCGCGTTATCTGTAATTTTGACCCTCATCTCATCCGTCAACTGAATTTTCAGCATCGCATCTTTGCCACAGAACGGCGCAAACGCAGATTTATAACAATCGCAGACCAGCCAGTCGCCGTCCATGCGGAATACGCTATTGCCGTCTATGTATTCACACGCCGGATTGCAGGTGGCGAGTTTTGCTATCCGCCCAACGAAGCTTGGCTTCTTCCCCGCGTATTCCGGGTACTCCGCAATCAACGCCGCATATTCGTCCGGAAACAGTTGGGATAGCTGGTGCAAGAAATTCGGCACGGTTTTTTCCTGATAGTCTGTGATCGTGCCGCCCATCAAGCTTCGCGGCCTGTACGCGCATACCCGATTCAGGTTTTCCGGGGTCAGTGTATCGCGTTTCACAACAACCCAGTTGCATCCAAATCCGGGGTCTGAAACATTCAGTCGCCCGTTCTGATCCTCAATCATGATATATGGAGGGCACAAGAAGGCGTCATCTCCGATGCGTCCGATGTATTCATGCGACGGATATTTCAGTTTCCCGTAGCAGTCATCCTTTTTCGCTTGAATCCACAAATCGCGGTATTTATTGCTCCGTTTTGTCCCTCCGTCTACACAACTCCGCTCTCCAATCGGGCATCTCGCGCCAAAAAGTGTTGTTACGTTGAAGCACTTGCCGCCCTTGTATAGCGAGCACTCATCGGCTCTGTCGCAGAAAATGTATTCAGCTCTGAGCCGCGCGTTTCTGCTTCCATCCCCATACAAGGCTGTATTGATTTTCTTCGCGTTCATTCATTCTTCCTCCATCATCCGTGCAATGGCCTGACGCTCCAAGTCGGTGAGCTTATCGCCGTGCCTTTGAACGCCATAGCCCGGTTTCGTGTGATATTTACTCTCCGGCGCTGCAAGCTCATCCTCCCAGCGCCCCTGATTCAGCCAAGTGGCCGGATTCGGGATAAAGCGCCCATTCTCCCTCGTCCATTGCTCGCTGCGTGTTTGCTGCTCTATGGCCGACAGGAGCGTTTCCACAGGCACTTTGACCTTCGCAAACGCCTTTCTCGCGTCCCCTTTTCCAATTTTCCGAGGGTATGCTTTCCAGAATACGTCAAACTTATCGTCCTTACGTTCCTTCTCAGAAATAGAAACACTTTCTTTTCTATTTCCATTTCCATTTCCTAAAGGTAATACCATGGTATTACCGTCAGTGTTACCATCCGGTATACCAGAAGGGGCATTTTCTTTATTCCACCGTTTGGCAATGTTCTCTCGCTGACGCTGACAATGCGCGTCCCGTTTTTCGATCTCCTGCTCCATACGGTGGTTGTAGTATTTCCCTTCCTCGTCCTGCCGGAACTTGCTCATCACCTCGTCAGACGGCTTCTTGACCGCCCGTGTGATCTCCTGCATCGTCATGTGCCCCCGTTCTCTTTGGAGACACAGGAGCGTGATATACTGCCCACGCTCCCGCATATCCATCAGGGCACAGCCGGAGAGAAAATCCGACGTGTAGAACAGGACAGCAGGGTCTTTGTTCTTTGCCATACCTCATCACCACGGCAAGGTGGTATCGGTGTCCTCGATCTCACTGAAACCGCCTTGCGGGTCGTATTGCGGTTCACCCTGCGTCGTCTTGTCTCTCTTGGCCTCGCAGAAGTAGACGTGATCGGCAAGGATCTCCGCCGAGCGGCGTTTATTGCCCTCTTTATCCTGCCAGTTGCGGATTTGAAGTCTGCCAGTCACAACGGCCATCTGACCTTTTGAGAAGTATTTATCGACGAACTCCGCCGTGTATCGCCAAGCGCAGACATCGATGAAATCCGTTTCCTTGTCTGCCCCTTGTGGCGCGAAGTCTCGCTCACAGGCCAGTGTGAAGGAAGCAACTGCGACGCCGCTGCTTGTCCGTCTGAGTTCCGGGTCGCGCGTGAGCCGTCCCATGATCGTAATTGTGTTTAACATTTCAAGTTCCTTTCCTGTAAATCAATTTTGTTTCATCCCATCCGGGATATTTGCTTTTTAGATAATGCTCTATCGTGCTCTTAAACGGCCGCCGTAGGTACGACTGATCGTATAGAAAATGGCAGGTATCACACAGCGTTATGATGTTCTCGGCGATTCCAAGCCCGCCGTGTGAGCGCGGTATGTAGTGGCACCAAGGGCTTCCCGGTCTACCGCAAACGATGCAGTAGCCGCCGTCACGCTCCATAACGGCCTCCTTTACAGAGGCGGGGATACTAGTTGCCTTTGTCTGTTTGTGCAGCTCTCTCACCCCATTCCAGATTCATCCGCGCCAGCTCGGCTGGCGTCAGTGTTTCAATCCCAACCTGTTTACAGTCCGCAATGATGAGGTCAAGCATGATCCTCATCTGGTGCTGGTCAAAGGTCGAACTTCCGTAGTAGAGGACGACATTGGTGCATCCGGGCAGCTTCGAGGCCGTGACGTCGCTGCACCACCCGAGGCCATTGTGCTCCCATCCGGAGCGCAGCTTCTTCACTGATCCGTTCGGCACACAGACTGTTTCACTGTTGTTCGGAATGTCCGGGATGTAATGCCGGTACAGGTCACGGACGCCCATGTTGAGCTTGTCCGCCAGCTTATTCAACAAACACCACGCATAGGAGTTTGAATCATTGCTTCGCTTCTGGAAGAACTGCTTCAGGATGGCGACGTATTTCTTGCCGACCTTCATGTTCTCCAGAAACGCCAGTGCCTTCTTCGGCGTGTCGACCTTCAGCCGCAGCCACGTCCCTGCCGCGTCCATCATCCAATCAGCCTGCTCGAATGTAAGCTCCGTCAATCGGCATTACTCCTTTCCGTAGGCACCACGCCAGATACTTCAGGCGCGGCAGATATTCGCGCTCGATCCATTCCTGGTCATAGGGGATTGGATGATAGCTCAGCCTGTCCGGGTCTATCTCGCGGAACCAGTTGTCGTAATCCTCCGGTTCTAAGAGATACGCTACAATGCGAAGCCGCTTTCCAGTAGCGTACATTTCGACCTGTGCCTGCATCCAGTACGCGCGGGAGACCTTGAACGCGGCGCTTTTGTGGGTCTTGACCTCGGAAATTTCCTCCGCGTCCTCGCCGTCGAGGTTCACCCGGAGCCGGAGACCGTACTTCCGAATCTGTCTGTCCATCCGCTTAATGCCGATGAATTGCAGGATGAGGTGTTCGTATGCCGTGCCCGTCTCCATTTCCAGATTGCTGAAGTGGTCGCGGTTCAGGCCGAGCTTTTGCAGCCAGAACCGGCGGAAGGTCTTTGTGCCCCAGCTCCCCATGATCGTTGCCGTGTCTGACGCGCCAAACCACCCGCTGCGGTCATGGTCGTGAATCATAGCTTTTTGAGCATCTGTTCGAAGGTGTTGACCTGATCGAACATTTTGAGAATGGAATCAAACTGCTTCTTATTCAGCCCAAGTCCCTTACAAATGCCCTCCACGGTGTACCCGTCCTGCATCTTCTGCGTCAAAAGCTGCTCCACGCGCTGCTTGATGGCGAAGATGTTGTGGGTGCTCAGGTCATCCACGCCGCTGTCCGTGTCCTTCTCCGCCGTCCAGAGCTTGAATCCAAGACCGGTGTAAATCGCCACCCCCTTGACAAAGGCACGGGCGTGGGCGTTGGAAATGCGGAGCTGGTTCAGCGTGTCCGCATAGACCACCAGCGCACCGTTGAGCAGCGGATAGTCCATCGTGTACGTCTTATCGTCGATGTGAATATCGACGGACACGAAATAGCACCCAGTGCTCCGTTTGTTTTTGTCCGCCGTCGCATAGTGGCAGAACACATAGCTCCCGGCCGCATTGGTGCGCGGCGTGAAGTAGACGCTCTCCGCGCCGTTCTCATGCAGCAGCATCTTACAGTTTCCCCAAGAGAGATAGGGCACCTCGATCTGTTTGCCGTTTTCGTCCTTTGCCTTCCGCTTGTCGCAGTACGGCATCACGTCGAGCTGCACCAGCTCGTTAAATGATTTCAACATATTGTCCTCCTTAATCGATCACGCGCTTCTCATAGCCAAGCTGCTCCAAAATGTACCGCGTCCCCAGCTGCTGCACCAAAAGGG